ATATCAATCAATTCGAAGCAGGCGACTTAAAAGGCGACATGGGTCGTAAGCCCAAAGCATTAACAGCACTAGTTCGTAACTGCGTAAATATGTTTGGATCATATAATGTCGGGTTAGTGTGTACTAATCACACTTATGCTTCACAAGATCCTTACAACCCAGACGATAAAATATCGGGTGGTCAAGGCTTTGTTTATGCAAGTTCTATTGTAGTTGCTATGAAAAAACTCAAACTTAAAGAAGACGAAAATGGTGTTAAGGTTTCCGAAGTATTAGGAATTCGTTCCGGATGCAAAATTATGAAAACGAGATATTCCAAGCCGTTTGAGACCATAGAGGTTAAAATACCTTATTCAACGGGTATGAATCCTTACTCGGGTATGTTCGACATGTTAGAAGCTAAGAAATTATTATCTAAAGAAGGAAACAGGTATTCTTATGTTGACACTAACGGAGAGATTCACAAATATTACCGTAAAGAGTGGGAAAAAAATACTAACGGTGTGTTAGATACGGTGATGAAGGAATTTCACGAAAAGGTTGTTCCTGTAAATATCGATGATTTAGAATTAAATGACGACTCAATTACAGAATAATTCTTACGGCTTTATATATAAAACTATCTTACCGGATGGTAGATATTATATAGGGCAACATAAAATTATTAATAAGGTTACCCTCGATCCGACGTATTTCGGGTCAGGGGTAATTCTTAAAGATTATATAAAATCAAAAGGTTCTTTAAATTTAATTAGAGAAATTTTAGAATTTGGCTATAATCATGCTGAATTGAATTTGTTAGAAACAAAATATGTTACAGAAGAAGTATTAAGAGATCCGTTAAATATTAACCTAGACTTTGGGGGGAGAAATATTTTTTCTAGATATAAAGAAGTAAATCAACGAATTGGTAAAACAATATCAAAACTTAGAAAAGAAAATCCAGATAATTGGCCCTCAAGGATAGGAAAAGAAAATAACAAATCAGTTAATTGGAAATTAATTTCTCCGGAAGGAGAAGAATTTATAATTTGCGGAGGACTGAAATCTTTTTGTGATTCAAAAGGTATTTCGGTTAATACTATTAAAAAAGCAGTTAAAGAAGGATGGATTCCGAGACGTGGACAATGTTCCGGTTGGCAAGCCTTCAATTTAGATGCTAAAATAGGTACTGTGAGGGATACATTAAATCACGGTGAAGCTCATTCGGGAATTAATAATCCCTGGTTTAAAAATAAAGTTAAGGAAAACTAATGGAAGAAAGTCGAATTATCGAAATTTGGGATATATTCAAAGAGTATATTCCAGAAAAAAATAGAGAAGTAGCCGCAGGGCATTACGTTGATTTCTTAGTAGGAAAAGACGTTGAAACTTCTGTATTAGAAGGACTTATGGGATATGATCCTCATCTTGATACAGCGATTGAGTTAGTCACCGGCGAGGAAGCAGAAGACGACGATGACGTATATGACGAAGACGGCTGGGGTGGAGAGGACGAGGACTATTAATGAGTTGGTATGCCAAGGTCTCCAAAGATATAGCGTATCTCCCTAGTGGCCTAGACTATTTCTATAATGAATTAATGGATGCTAAGACTGAAGTTAAAATTCACGGTAATGTCGAAAAATCATCGGCGGCATTACCGGGAATAGTCGAACACAGATTTAATCAACTTCAAGAAATTGAAGCAATTTTAGAATATTTAAACATAGAATTGCGTAGAATTAAGTCAAAAGCCTTTAGAAAATATCTAGAAAATTACCAACGTGCCTTAAGCAGTCGTGATTGTGAAAAGTATGTCGACGGCGAAGCAGATGTTGTAGACATGGAAAAAATTATCAACGAATTTGCTATGTTACGAAATCAATGGCTAGGCATTATCAAAGGGCTTGACATCAAAGGTTATCAAATCAATAATATTATTAAATTACGAGCGGCAGGATTAGAAGACATAAGTTTATGACCTTATATATCGAAGATTTAATTATTAGATTTTCTGGAATTGGAAGAAATCAATTTGACAGTTCGTTTATGAATAACATAGCCGGACAAATTGAGCAAGGAAGCGGACTTACAGAAAAGCAAGCCGCAGTAGCCCTTAAAATTTTAAAAAAATATCAAAAAAGTCTGTCTGCTTGTATTATCGGCGATATTGCTGATGCACTGGCTAATCCTAAATTTAAATCGGCATTTAGAGTAACAAATAAAAAAAATTTAATATCTATAATTCCATATCCTGTTTATAACAAAGCTATTAAAGTAGAATTTCCTTATAATCAAGAATTAGTAGATAATTTAAAAAAATCAAAATCTCCAAATGTGTCAGCAAAGTGGGATGCAGAGCAAAAAGCATGGTTATTTAATCTACACGAAGCATCGATAAAATTAGTAAAAGATATATTTGAAAAATTTGAAACTGACGAGGAATTTAAAAAATATTCTCAGCAAGTTGACGAAATTACCAATGTAGTAGAATCTTATATTCCGTTATTGTCGGCTGTAGACGAAAAACCAGTTTATAAAAATGTTCCTTCTCAAGTTCCGCCACTGTCTTCGGATAATATCTTATCCGCGATCTTTGAAGCTAGAAAAGCAGGAATAACTACATACGACGAACACATAGAAATGTTTTTAGAAAACAAATTAAATGATCCGGTTACTGGGCAATTTTTAAAATCCGATGCAATAGATCGTGTTATAATTAATAGACAACAATACGGATTTAGTAATTTTAAAACTATTATAAAAAATTTAGGCCCTTGTTTATTTGTTATATCTCCCGGCAAGGAATTAGAATCAGTATCTATGATATATGAATTTTTAAAAGCAGAAGGATACGACAGTAGTTTAATGAGCGTAATGTTTAGATTACCCAATCACGATAATAAATTTAACGAATTTGTTAAAGGCAATAGATTAAATAATTCAATTTCAGAAGCCACAAGATTTGTTTTTGTTTGTACTAAAATACCAAAACCAGTTTTTAAATCCACTATAGATTTTCAACTTATTATCAATTTAGGACATGTTAATGCACACTATACTGTTCGTGAGTTTTTAAAAAATTCTTCGAATGTAATATATTATTTAGATGAAAAATCAATCAATAAGAGATTAGAGTATGCCTACTTGTAAAGTAACAATCATTGATGAAGTAAATGTAAAAATATCAAATTTAGACCTCGATACACGCAAAGCACTAGTTAAAAAATTCAAGTACGAAGACCCCACTGCTCGATATCGTCCGGCATTTAAATTAGGACGCTGGGATGGTACGATTAGTTTTTTTGGACTAGGAGGCACAACGTACCTCAGTATGCTAGAATCTGTGTTGCAGTATCTCGATGAGAAAAATTATTATATCGAAGTTGAAGATTTGAGAAATCCAATTGCACTAGATTTTCCCGAAATTGCCGCCGACTTTTGGGGAGATAAAACATGGCCCGAAGGACATAGATTTGCAGGCGAGCCTATTCGCTTACGAGAGGATCAAGTTGAGGTTATTAATATTTTCTTAAAAAATCCGCAGTGTATGCAGGAAATTGCTACAGGATTTGGTAAGACAATTACCACAGCAACGCTGAGTAAAATCTGTGAAAGATACGGCAGAACAATAACCATTGTGCCCAATAAAGATCTTGTTACACAAACTGAAGAAGATTTTATTAACTGTGGATTAGATGTAGGTGTTTACTACGGTGACAGAAAAGATCTTAATAAAACGCACACTATTTGTACTTGGCAAAGTTTAAATATTTTAGATAAAAAATCATTAAACGCCACCGAAGAAGAAGAAATATTAACGCTGGCGGAATTATTAGACGGAGTCCAAACTGTTATGGTGGATGAAGTTCATATGGCCAAAGCAGACGTACTTAAGAAATTACTAACACATAATCTAGCTCGTTCGCCAATACGCTGGGGATTAACTGGAACTATTCCCAAAGCAGAACACGAGTATCAAGCCTTACGTGCTAGCCTAGGTGATGTAGTTAATCGTATTAAAACGCATGAGTTACAAGAAGCAGGAGTATTAAGTAACTGTCACGTAAACATTGTACAAACTGCGGAATGGAAAGAGTTTGGTAGTTATGCTGAAGAATTAAAGTACCTAGTAACCGATGAAGATCGAATGACTTATATCAGTAATATGGTTAGGAATATCAGCACCAGCGGAAACACGTTGGTGTTGGTTAATCGAATTGATTCCGGTAAGTTTTTAGTAGACCAAATTCCAGAAGCGGTGTTTATATCCGGAGAAGTAAAAGGATCAAAACGCAAAGAAGAATACAAAGAACACGCCACAAGCGAAAATAGAATCACCGTGGCTACTTATGGAGTTGCGGCTGTGGGTATTAATATTCCTAGAATTTTTAACATGGTATTATTAGAGCCAGGCAAGAGTTTTGTTCGAGTTATTCAAAGTATTGGACGAGGAGTTCGAAAAGCCGAAGACAAAGACTTTGTACAAATTTGGGACCTCACCGCTTCAACCAAATATGCTAAACGCCATTTAACAGAAAGAAAACGGTTTTATAAAGAAGCTAAATTCCCATTCAACATAGAAAAAGTCAAATACTGATTGACTTTGCTTGGATAAAACTGTTATTATAAAGACTAGCATACTTTTATCAACAGGAGATTTAAAATTCAAATCCTTACTTTAGACAATGAAACATTTTTTTTAAACGAACTTCCGGAAGAAATAGACGAAGATCTAAGATTTGCGGTATTAGATAATTCAGACAATTCAAATCCCGATTATTTTTATATCCCTCTTATATTCTTAGAAAGTTTTACTGGTCCCGGCGTTGTTTTAAAAATTGGCGAAAATGAAATTACTATGCCATTAGATTGGTGTACGATTGTAGGAGATCCGGAAGGAGGCAGTATGGAAGTACTTCCATTAACCAGTCTCAATGATCGAGGATTTAAAACTTATTGTTTTAATCCATTGACAGGATTTAGACCAGAATTCTTAGATGTGGACATTATTGATGTGTATCAAGATATAAAATGGTACTTTCCAAAAATGCGTCACGGGCAGTTGTTATGTACTCCGTTGCATGCTGGTAAAAATCCCACTTGTGCGTATTTTGTAAAAGAAGTATCAAGACAAAGTGAATTAGTTGATTATACAAAGTGTTGGTAAATTAAAGGAGATAAAATGATCACTCGTGAAAAATTAGAAAACCATATCAAACATCTACAAGAAAAACATGATTTACTCGATGTAAAGATTACAGAGGCTCATAAAAATTATAAATCCGATATAGAAGTTGAAGATTTAAAAAAATTAAAATTGCAGTTAAGAGATGAAATTGAAAAATTAAAACATCAAATACTGACTTTAAATTAATCGAATGACTGATATTATTAAAAATAGTGTGGAAATAGTATGGTTTCAGTATGCTGACAACACCGAGGGTGCTTGGTGTAAAAAACTCAACACATGGGGTGAAGCCCGCGGCCATTATAATCCAACTAAATGGACACCAGATGCAAAACATCCTAATATTGTGCAATACACTGAAATATTACAAATGGCTGGTTATGTTCCGATGATCCATAAACAATTAGAACAATTGATGTTATTATATAGTATGAACAAAGGCGAGTTCGATGACAGCGAAACTTGATATTAAAAGAGAACTAGCGGCAGTAGATTTAAAAGATTATGACTTTTATAGTAATCTCACAGATGAAGAAAAGAAAGCATTTAGTCCTTATATTCTTATGAGATATACCAGTAATTGCCAAGATGAAAAAAGTATACAAGAATGGTTTTTAGAAATGACTAACGAATATGTAAACAAACACCATTGGACACTTAGTAAAAATCATAAAGGGTTATTGTGGAAACTTTTTTCCGCAACAGGTGTCGGTGTTAAAACATATCACCCATATCTCAAAGCAGGCACAAAAGAAAAAGCCAACAAGATTGAAAAATTATTATGTGAAATTTATCCTGCTATGAAAATGAGCGAGATTAAATTAATGGCATCTATGATGGACGATGCAGATAAAAAAGAATTATTCGATAAGATGGGCTTTGATAAAAAGCAAAGGAAAGAATACGAATGAAATTCCGTAAGAAGCCAGTGGTAATTGAAGCTGTTCGATTTATCTATGATGAACAAGGCATGATTGCTCTTAAATCATTTTGCGGTGATACATTAGGCAATGTTCGTAAAGCTCGTCATCCTGGCGCACTTGCTGAAGCAGAAATTGGCACACTTGAAGACGGTGTCCATTTAACTATTAAGCATATTGCTACAGAAGGTGATTGGATTATTAAAGGTGTGCAGGGTGAATTTTATGCTTGCAAGCCAGACATTTTTGAAGCTACTTACGAGCCGGTGTAATGGTTAAATTGTTAGATCAGCCTCACATTTGTGCTCATTGCAAAAAAAAGTTTAGTCAGTCTCGCACCTTGTTTAGCCATATGTGCGAACGTAAAAGACGTGCTTTACAAAAAGATGAAAAACGTGTGCAAGCCGGATTTGTAGCATTTAATAGATTTTGGCAATTAACTCAAGGAGCCAAAAAACTCAAGACATACGATGAATTTTGTGATACATCTTACTATAATGCTTTTGTAAAATTTGGTAGTTTTATTAACAATGTTAATCCATTATATCCGGACAAGTTTATCGATTATGTAATCAAAAGCGGTGTTAAATTAGATCATTGGTGTAGAGATGAATTGTATGAAACTTATTTGTATGATACAATAAAAACCGAACCTGTAGAAAGTGCAACACAGAGAAGTTTAAAAACTATGATGGAGTGGGGTGATGAGCAATGTGCAAATTTTGCACATTACTTTGATTACGTAAGTTTGAATCGAGCAGTGCATGATATACGAAACGGGCAAATAAGTCCTTGGGTAATTTTAAATTGCCAATCCGGACAAGATATGATTAATAAAATGAATGATGAACAATTAGATATGATTGCACCAGCATTTGATTTAGCCTATTGGTTAAAAAGATTTAAAGAAGTACCAGCCGATTTAGTTTTAGTAAAAGAAATATGCCGCGAAGTAGGAATAGAATAGAAAGGAAATATGAAACATTTAAAATTAACCTATACTGATATTAACAAAATGCTAGCCAGTATCTGCAGAGATATTGCCAACAGCAATTGGCGACCCGACTATGTTATAGGAATTACTAGAGGCGGATTAACTCCTGCTGTGATGATTAGCCAATATTTTAACTGCCCTATGAAAACACTTAAAGTCTCTTTACGAGATGGAGGTGATACTGAAAGCAACTATAAGATGGCAGAAGATGCATTTGATGGAAAAAACATTCTCATTATAGATGACATTAATGATACAGGTGCTACTATTAATTGGATTGTGAACAATTGGCAAGACTGCTGTCATCCGCAAAGCGAAGTTTGGAAAAATCAAATTTGGAATAGCAATGTTCGAATTGCAACCGTAATAGATAATTTATCTAGCGATTGTAAAATTAAAGTT